TGACGGATAGAACGAGTCAAATTGTCGTAATAGTGGAAATTGGTCATATCCACTTGAGATTGCTGACCTTGCAACGCTTTGCCTGACATATTGCCTTGTGGCAATTGGCTAGGGTCAAAGATGCCTACAACAGCTTGTAAATCGCCATTTAAACCTTGTAATGCAGTAACAATGCCTGATGGTGGTGGCTCTGGCTGTAATCTTTGTGGTGCTGGAGCTGGTCTGCCCTCAATGTCTGTTTGCTTGTAACGTAATACAGGCATAGCTTTAATGTTAGCCATTGCCCATTCGTTCTCATGGCCTTCATCTTGACCTTCTGCCAATAACCATTTGGCTTTGGGCGCTAAAGCTACAGTTTCAGTCAAGGCTGTTGACCAGTAGTTATACATACGCTGTGGATCTTTAGCCATGCGCACTAAACCAAACTTCTTGTGTTTATCGTCAACTCGCACTTCTTGACCATAAACAGGCACGATAGGGATATATTTACCAGCCCATTCGCCTTCTTCAAGGATTTGCATAGCTGTTAGCTTGCACCATTTAATCTTTTTGCGATAAGTTGGGCGCTTATCAATCACAGTAATGCCAGCAGCTTCTAATGCTTCTTTGCTAGGCATTTCATCGCTATAGCCTGTTGTGCCGTCAGAAAGCTGAATAATCATGGCTTTTTCACGCTCTGTATAGAAATACTCAGCTATGCGTATATCTTCTTTAGTGACCCATTCGCTTTCCGTATCGCCTGTTCCTCTACTGGAAAATCCTTGAACGTCATCAGCATCTGGGTACATCTTTTTGAATACAGCTTTACTGACAACTGTTGTAACAAGGCACTTCTCAGCATCTGAGCCATCAGGCTGAACGCTATTAGGATCAAAATACACAGTAAAAGGGTTTTCAATACGCTTAATGTAGATTTCTTGGTCAAAACTGTCATCCCTTACATAATCTGTTGTAACACGCCAGTAGCCCCAACCCATCTTGACGCAATATTCAAAGGCATGGTCATAAGCCTGGTCAGCATCTGATTGGTTTTCAATATGGCGAGTGATGCCTGTAATGATCTCAGCAACTTTAGCGTCTGAGTCATTGTTCATGCCATGCACTTTGATGCGTGGGCGCTGTTGACGTTGTTGGTTGCAAATCTGACGAATATAAGCGTCTAGCTTATTAATTGTCAAACAAGGTCTAGCTTCTAAAACACGGCTATTTTGCACATCTACAGGCCATTGATCGCCTGCTGCAAACCTTACGTCATCAAGAGCTTCAGCACGATTATTACTATCAGAATCATTGCAAAGCCGTAAAAACTGCTTGGCTTCTTCTATTCTGCCATCTGATTGTTCGTCTGCAACTCTATCGTATGCCATGCTTATTCCTTGTTTGACTTAACTGGGTGTCGGTACATAGAATGACTAATTGAAAAGTCTTTATGTTTGCCTTTGTTTTCAACAAATCCATGCTTTTTGTAAAAAGACTTTAATCTATCTACAGAAGATGCGCCAAAATCTTTAGATGGGCTTAAATCTATGCGCTTTCCATGTTTATCTGCATGAGCAGTTAAATCAGACATATATTTAGAACCAATACCTTCACCTCTTTTTTCTTTTGGCACAACAATACGGCTTAGTTCAATAGCATTTTTTCCGCTATAAACATCTGAAATTACTCCATGTTCTTTATATTTTTCAGATATTTCTTTAACATCTTTAGGCTCTTTTTCAGCATTTGGATTCATCTTTTTATTGATGTAATCTTCACGATTTTCTGAGGTAACAATTTCTCTAGCCATACAATCCCTTAATCTTTGCCCGATTTTAAGACATTTGTTGTGTTTTTACTACACATTTTAGCCCATCCATGAGCTAGGTAGTTGGTAAGTTTTTTGTTGCTTAGGTGCTTTTCTTGGTTCGTTAACCATTAAACCTATATAACGAAATGCGTCTGCACCATGACTGTAGGTATCGTGAAGCGGCTTTTGACTAAATTGCTTAGTATCAGGATCAACGTCATAACGATAATGCCGTAAGCATTGCAAACCATCGTGGGTATTGTTGCGATCAAACCAGCACTTATTGAACATCATTCGTGCAGCATTGATTGAATCTACAATCGGGGTTCTTTCAATGACTCTAGTATTGTATCCCGCAGCTCTAACGATTTCCTCGATACTTCTACCATTTGAAGATAGTGTTTTGTTGCCTGCATCATGAGGTAACCACAAAGTGTCGATAACGTATCCATATTCTTGTATTTTAGCTAAATAATGGGCGATTGTCTGTTGGCTGTTCTCGTAATAGCGTATTAGTCTGACTTCCTGGCTAATAAACTGAACAAACCAAATAGCAGTAGCATCTGCCCAGCCCAAATCAAATACAGCATGAACAGGCTTAATTGGATCGTATGGGACATTGGTAATCCTTCCATCTAAATCAGCTATTGTCATTTCTTTAGCAAAGATAGCGCCATCTACTGTCTGCCTGCATATGCCTTCCCAGACTGTGTTGTAGGCTTCTCTATCTCTTGCAAAAAGGGCATCTTTTTCTAATTTTAGCGTTTCTGGAAACCAGGGATTGTCAGACCAATTAATTTTTGCAATTTTGCTATTTTCTGGTGGTGATACCACAAACCTTTGGTATGTTTCATCCGTTTCAAGCTCAGGGTTAAACGTAATCCATATCTCTGACGCTTCTTTACGGATCGTTGGGATAAGAATGTTCCATGAGGCTTTAGATACACTCTGTGCCTCCTCAACCCAGCATATATCCACACCTTCATAGGACTTAATGTTTGTGACATTGTTTTTTAGGCCTACAAACGCAAACTCTGTGCCATTCTTGCCTCGAATAGAGTTTTGTGTAATTTCATAGAACGATTCTAGTTTTAAAGCAATGATTTGGTCTGATAGCAGCTTATGGACTGATTGACCTATGGAGTTTTGGAACTCACGAGCGCATAGCACCCTTGTAGGCTTCTTTACGCCAATAACCAGTAATGCACGAGCAACCCCCCAAGATTTAGCCCCACCACGACCACCATAAAGAACTTTGTATCTACAGGGATCAAAAAGCATCTGTAGCTTGATTGGAAAATCAACCTCACTAACAGCCTGCCTAATCTCTGGTGTGATTTCACTCACTTGGCTTTACAAACCTAACTTCTAATGAAGTAATGACGTTATTGCCTTCAGAATCTTCAAAAGTATTGGCTTGGATAGCTTTGCCATCTAAACGATCAGCTATCTCTTTTACAGCCCATGCTTCACCTTCTTCAGCTTGATCCAATACCTTATCCACAATGTTTCTAATCTTTTGTGGATTTTGTGCAATAGCTCGTCTAAGAGCATCTTGAAATGGCTTGCCCTTTTTGTGATTGTTGTTGCCTAATGGCGCACCAATTGGATTAATTGACTTTTCTTCCATCTTTTTGATTTTGTTGTTTTTTTACAAAACTACGAAAGTGATGTATCAGGTTCTTTAATAACATCTTGTTGCGTAGAAACAACACTTTCAACAGGTGGATTAGATGCTTGAATAGCTTGTACTTGTGGTGATGCTTGTCCATGAATCTTTGCAATTAATGGAGCTACATCTGCATAAGCCTGTTGACTAATATGTTTTAACGCTGCTTCTACTTCAGCAATTTCTAGGTATAAATTAATCATTCTTATACTCTCTTTGGTTTAGTTTTCTTAGATTTGATTGCTGCGTTCTTTTCTGCATAGGCAATCGCTACTGCTTGCTTTTGTGGCTTGCCTGCTTTGATTTCAGTTTCGATGTTAGATTTAAACGCTGCTTTACTGGCTGATTTTTTAAGTGGCACTTTGTTGCTCCTTGTGGTGGCTTTTTGCAATGCTGGTTTAGGAAATGGGTGTGTGTCTGTTTCTTGTTTAAAACGCACAATACGATCTATTTCTTCTTTGGTAAGGTCTGAGCCTATGTTGCTCTCAATCCATGCCCATAACGTTTTTAACTTCGTTTTGATGTAGTTCATGCTATCCCCTTAACAATTCCAGTTTTTCAATGATGCCTTGGCTCGTTCTGCTGGGCCTTTGGCTTTCTTTACTACGCCTTCCATTCTTGCGCAAAATGATGCTTTTCTTCCCTTATCCTTTTCTGTCTTAGGATTAGGTGCTGGTGCTTTTAGATGACTACCATTCTTGGCGTTGTATTCAGCTCTACCTTTGGCTGTCATTCCTGCGCCTTTGTCTGTAGGGTTATAAGTCTTACCCTTGCCAGTAGTCTTGTGCGATATAGGTTTATCGTGTGCCATTATTTTTTCGCAGTCTTTGCAGAATCAATAAACGCTTGCTTAGTAGGTGCGCCCTTAGTGCCAGGCTTGCGCATCTTCTCTACGGGTTTACCCTCTGCCTTTTCTTTGGCGATACGAGCTTGTTTTTTGTGGATATTGGCATATAAGCCAGGTTTAGTTGCCATTTTGTCCCTCTGCCCAGCAAATGTCTTGCCAGCTCATGATTAAACACTTTTCACCATTATGGGTGACTGCCGTAAACTTCAAATATTCCTCTTTAGGATTGTCGTTCATAGTGCCAAAACGAACCCTTTGACCAATCTCAATAGGCATTTCTTCTCGTCTTTCGGATGACAATTTCTTGCCAGGCCCTACAGCAACAACAGTTCCCATGTTTTCAGCTTCTTTGTTATCTACCAAGATAATTTTGCTTAAAACACGAACATCTGGTCTGACAATTATCTTATCAGCCAGAGGTCTAAATGATACAATTTCTTCAGCCATCTCAATGTTACCTCATTGTTGTGGTTATACAGCCTGTAGCCCTTTACCGAGGACTATGGGCTGTAGTTTTATTTGCCGTCTTGTGCGTGTGGTGTGCGCTTATGGGAATAGCACTCACGCTCACCCATATTGCCGTCATTCAACTCGCCTAGCTTGCCTTCAAAGTTGCCAGCGTGGCTCATAGGGCGTGAACCCATAGAATCCATCTTACCCATTGCAACTCCACCAACTAGCTTTTGCTTGCGCTCGCCAGACATATCGGCTTTAGCAGCGCCTGCTGGTAACTTTTCACCAGTTGCGCCTTTTGTGCCCTTCATTGAGTCCATCATTCCCATGATTTTTTCCTTTTAAATGGGGTTAATACTTTACGAATAATAATACTATTTTACGCTTTTTCAAGTGTTTTTACGAGATTTATTGCACCCTCAACATCATGTATTCGGCAAACTGTACCCTGCCAATTCTTTAAAAACTCAAGCTGCGATTTTGTATATGCAGCCTTGGCATCTCTTTTAACTTCAACCAATGCAGTAGCGCCTTTGCTTACAACAAGGTCAGGAAAACCACGCCCAACAGAGCTAGTATCGAATACAGAACAACCAAGCTCTCGTAAGGTTTTAACAATGAGTGAATGATTTGCATCAACCTTTTTCGCATAAGTCATTGATTATTTATAATATTCGGTTAGTATTTGTTTACTTTACATCAAAAGGGGTTTTCATGGGTGGTTATTACTTGACTGACGAGCAGTTTATAGCCGAATGGAACAAGATAGGATCTCCGCTTACTTTTGCAAAAGTTCACGCTATGTCTGAGAGGGCTGTATATAACCGCAGGCGTTCTATTGAAACCAGGCTTAAAACCAACCTACCTAGCTTTAATGACCAAAGGGTAAACGACTTTAAAAAGACAGAGCAGACTGTTGGCAATACTCGCAGAGGCATGGATATAGAAAAAGGGCGTGTCATTGTATTTTCTGATGCTCACTTTTGGCCTGATCAAACCACAACAGCGTTTAAAGCTTTAATTGAGATGATTAAGGAATACAAGCCTACTGCCATAGTCTGTAATGGTGATGCGCTTGATGGTGCTTCTATAAGCCGTTTTCCACGCATGGATTGGAATAAATTACCCACAGTAAAAGAAGAATTAGAAGCCTGCCAATATTATTTAGGTGAAATTGAAGCCGTAGCAAAAGGCGCTAAATTGTTTTTTCCGCTTGGAAATCATGATGCGAGGCTAGAATCAAAAATTGTTGAAAACTTACCAGCATTTGAAGGTGTTAAAGGTACTACCCTAAAAGAGTATTTCCCTTCATGGTTACCATGTTGGAGTTTTTGGGTAAACCAAGATACTTGTATTAAACATCGTTGGAAAGGTGGCTGGACAGGGGGCAGAAACAATACAGTTAATTCAGGGGTAAATATGATTACAGGACATACTCATGTTCTGTCAGTTATTCCTTTTAATGATTACAACGGCACTCGCTGGGGAGTTCAAACAGGAACTTTATCTGATATAAATGGTCAGCAATTCGCCTACACAGAGGACACTCCTAAAGATTGGAATAGTGGTTTTGTAATGCTTTCTTTTGAACGTTCAAAACTATTGCAGCCTGAAATGATTAGAGTTTGGGGTGAGGATGAGGTTGAATTTAGAGGCAAAATACATCAAGTATGAAACTAACACCATTTATTCTTAAACACTTATACAGCGCAATTTATTGTATGAAGCCTTTTGATAGGTGGAATATGCCGTTGCCTGAAGAAATATTGTTTATTGTAGATAAAGACACAGAAACAATGGGGACTTATCTATACGATACAGGCGAGGATTACGAACATACCATTACTATTTCTTCTGCTCGATGTGGCACGTTGGATACAGCCCTCAAGGTGCTTTTACATGAGTGCATCCATATGAGTCGGCACAAGAGTTCTCGCTGGACACATCACGATAAGGAATTTCGTAAGCGAGCGCACCGAATTTGGTCTGAAATTGGGTTTGTTGATCCTTTAGAATTGTAGCTTCAACCGCTAATCGGTCTGCCGTAGTGAATGTTGTCATTTGCTAGTTTCCTTTCCAAGTCTTTTGTCTTGTCGCTCCAATAGCTCCTCAATGGTAATTCCATGTTTATCTTGCCAAGCGTTGATACCCATTCTGTGAAAACTATCATTTCCGTTCCGATGGTGTTCTGGACATAATGCAAGCACAGGGGATGCAGACCGAACAGCTCCATATCTCCTAACATGATGGAGTTCTGACGGAGTGCCTTCAAACCCATAGACTTCGGAGCAGAGAATACATCCGAGTTCTGCAATCTTGTTAAGACGCTTCTTTTCATTTTTAGTGGACACTATTTTTACTCGCCCATTCTTCAAGCTCTTGGGCTGTTTCTGTAAGTTGACACGCAATCAAATATGCTTCTGTTTTACGCTGTTTTAATACTGCATTAAGAAAGTGTTTTGTAAGGCTGTTTATTTTTAATAAACTATCAGCGTAATCTGTCATCTTGTTATTCTTTCTATGTTTCGGTTAGTGGCTTGTTCAGATCGCCAGGCTTCAAATTCCATTTGTGCTTGGGTAAGTTCTAATTTTAACAATGCTTCATTGGCTGTAGCTTCATCAATATCATTGCAATATTTTGCAAATTCTGCTGAGGCATAAGCCTCTCGTTCCTGTGCGCCTAAAGACGATTCATTAGATTTTTTCATCATAATGGCAACAATCATCTTCTTTTTTTCGCCAAGGCCTGCTAGGTAACCTTTAGCTTTTGAATAATCTTTTTTAAGCTTTTCGTAAATTTCGTAAGCGTTGTATGGGCTAAATTCTTTCATTTAACAATCTCCAGGCCGTTGCTGCACAAAGTGGGACTTGTCCGTTTCCAATGGCTTTAAGTCTGTCCACCCTATCGGCCACCCCATTAACCACTCTACCCACATTGGGTTCAACTGACCAGAAGTCGGGTGAACTACCATACTCAAGTTTAATTGTTTTCCAATCTCTGCTCTGCGTTGTATTGATGGATTGCTCATGTTTCCCCTGTCCCGACAATCCGATGCTTGAGGCGTTGGAAACTTTTGTATTCTTTTTTTCAATGCTTTGCGGCTGTTGCTGCCCCCATCTATTCCTGTCGTGCAAGGTGTGTGAAAAAAATTTAAATTGTTTGGTATTCTTTCCGACAATCCAAATTCGCTCTCTATTGTGATTTGCGCCAACATCGGCTGCTGAAAGCACTCCCCATTCCGCATTGAACCCCATCGAGGCCAGGTCTGCAAGGACTCGTTCAAGTCCTCTAAAAGTGAGCATTGGACTGTTCTCAATGAATGTGTATTTTGGTCGTACCTCGCCAATAATCCTTGCCATCTCTTTCCACATTCCTGATCGTTCTCCGTCAAGCCCATCTCCTTTTCCTGCTGCGCTGATGTCTTGACATGGAAATCCCCCAGAAATAACATCAACAATTCCTCTCCAAGGTTTTCCGTCAAAGGTTTGAACGTCATCCCAAATCGGGAAAGTCGGGAGAAGTCCGTCATTTTGTCTGGCACACAATATGCTTGCTGGGTAGGCCTCCCATTCAACGGCACAGACTGTTCGCCATCCGAGCAGCCCCCCCCCAAGTATTCCTCCACCAGCGCCTGCGAAAAGAGCCAACTCATTCATATAGCCCTCATTTTAGATTCAACCATAGTCCAGTTTGACCAATAGCGTAGCCAATCCATATAACTGCATTAGCTGTAGCCCCTTTGTTAAATTGAAGTATTCCTGTAATTAAATACCCAATCCCTGTTGCTCCAACAATGTATTTTTCCAGCATCCCCATTCCCCCCTATTTCCTAATTTGTATTGCGTAAAAAAATCGTCTAGTAACACTTTATCAAAATGATACGTTGCTATGTAATTTCTAAACCAAGTAAGCCCTTTTTTGTGGCGTAAATGGCACAAATATCTTACTCCACAGCGATGTTTAGCTTCATCAAACATTTCTGCTTAAGAGTATCGTAGGTATCGTAACCAGTACCAATAACTCCCAGCTCTCTAGCTTTAGCTTCAATCCCCTCATTAGAAAACATCCATCTTTTGTCAATTTTTTCTTTCTTAGGTTCAATGATAATTTCATCAAGATACCTTTCACCATTCAACCACGAACTTGCATGAGGAATAAATTCTAATGCAGTTTCTTTAGCTTTCCAATATTGACAATGAGTTTCAATTGCTTTAGCAGCTTCTAATTGTTGAACTTCCGTTAGTTTTTTCCAGGCTTTTTTTGCAGATGTTTTTGCTACTTTCCTAGGGTATAACATCCAAAACTCATCAAACATTCAAATTCTCCATAGAACGACCAACGCCATTACTGGCGATCCTGTTGCGAGATGTATCGAGTAACGACTCTATTCAAGCTGGCGCAACCCAGTTCTTGACGGCTATCGCAGGTGTCGACCCTCGCTCCTTGGCTACTTATTCCAAGGCCTCTAGCCCATCCCAGTCTTTTTCAAAACGCTGACTTTTTGCGCTGCAGAAAAAGAAAAACCCCTTAAGGTTGCTCTAAGTCGACTCGCTTAGCAAAAGACAGTCAGCTTTTGATAAACGCTCAAAGCAACCCTAAAGGGTCTAGACTGTATTTTACTATGCAGGAGTCGAATCTGCACTTACAACTATACTACTTATTTTTACATTGTTCAATAAATTGTTTAATTATTGATTCAACGCCCTCTTGAACCAAAAATGCCAGCGTATCTTTGTCTAAATGCAGTAAACAATCTGCTGAACCATCCTCATTTTCTCTGGTTACTTCAATTTGAAATTCCATTACCATTCCGTTTCTTGCAGCTCAGGCCAAATAATATGCCAAGATTTAGGAAATAAATCTTTTCTTGTAACAAGTCCGTTGCTTTGCCGTTCTATTTCAGCAGCTAAAAAGCATATTTGAGCATAGGGAATACCCCTAGATTGCCATTGAATTACGGCTGAATGAGTTTTGTTGCATAAATGAGACACTTTTTTTGTGCCACCTAACAATTTAATTATTTGTTCATCCGTGAAATTTGCTTTGTTTGCGATCATTTAACAAATCTTAACAATAAAAATTAATTTAATCAAATACTTTACAAATCTTTTTTAGTTATGTTAAAGTTTAATCATAGCAATTTCGCTATGTATTTTCGGGGGAACGAAATGGGTGAATTACACCAACTGATGTTAGAGCATGAAGAATTTTTAGAGTCAGCACTTGATGACATGGAATATGGTGGCGAGCTTACACAAGAGCAAGTTGACTGTATTCGTCAAGCCTGTGGCAAGCCACGCAATAGCCAAGTAAATCCTGTGTTGCGTGATGTTATCAATGACTTTGGCAAAATTTTTGGGGGTGCAAAATGAATCAATCAGAATCAATCGCTAAATTAACAACAGCTTTGTCAATCGTTCAGGGGAAATTAAGTCATGCAAAAAAAGATTCAGCAAATCCTTACTTCAAGTCTAAGTATGCCGATCTTGAGTCTGTGTGGGATGCTTGCCGTGATCTTTTGGCTGCAAACGGCCTCTCAATTATGCAATTCCCTGGCACAACTTATGTGGAAGATTTAGGTGAACATAAAATTTTTACTATGTCTATGACCACTATCTTGGCCCATAACTCTGGTGAGTGGATTGGTCAAGAAATGTCTGTACCTGTATCTAAGCCTGATGCACAAGGCTCAGGTTCTGCGCTGACTTATATGCGTAGATATGCGTTAGCAGCAGTTGTTGGTGTAGTTCAAGCCGATGATGATGCAAACGCTGCTGTGCAAAGTAAGTCTAGTAATGCAATGAAATCAATAGCCAAAGATATTTTATAAAGGACATGAAATGGCATATACACCAAAAGAAGGCTCAGGCAGTCTATTCAAAAATGATCGTAAAACGACTGATAACCACCCTGATTGGACAGGCACAATTATGGTTAATGGTAAAGAGCATTGGCTTTCGGGTTGGGTTAAAGAAGGCAAAAAGGGCAAGTTTTTTAGTATTTCAATTGGCAAAGAAAAAATCCCACAAGGATTTAAACCAGCAGGATCAGACGAGATAACCAATCTCGATGACGTTCCGTTCTAAAGGAAAACACAATGCAGAACCAAATTAAAAACATTATTGAAACTAAATACACGGAAAAAGTATGGAAGGGAATTGGGGTTGACGAAGAACAACAACTGATTAGCTTTTCACCAGAAGATTTAGCAGCAGTCATTAAGGCGGTTCTGCACGTTGCAGCAGATTTATGTGTATTTCAAGAAGATAGCATGAGAATTACTAACTACGCTAAAGGCATCTAATGAGCTGCAAATCCTGTAAGTTTTTTGTATTTAACCAAAATGACATGATGGGAGCTTGTAAACTCAATCCTGTAGTGGTTAATAAAATGCCATCAGATTGGTGCGGTCAAGAAATACCAGCCATATATGAAGCGGAGATTGTGCCACCAGCACCAATAGTAGAAGTTGTATATGACATAACCACGGATGAAGTAAAACCAAAAAGGGGAAGAAAAAGTGCTAATAAAGGAACAAACAAGTGAGAGTGGGCATTGGTATGACTCAATGGGCAATACGGCCTATACAACCATCGCCAAAAACGGCAAACCAAGAGCAACCACGCTCGCAGACGCCAAGAAAAACAATTACTATCCGTCAGTCACCACAGTCTTGGGAGTCGCAGCCAAGCCAGGACTTGACCGATGGAAACAAGAACAAGCCATCCTCGCTGCACTTACATTACCTCGCTTAGAAGGTGAAGAAGAATCAGAATGGCTTAGTAGGGTATTAAGTGATAGCAAGGCTACTGGCAAACAGGCAGCCGAGCGTGGTAGTGCCATTCATGCCATCATAGAGAGCTTTTTTGATGGTGTTTTACTAGAATTAGTACCTGAGTATTGCCGTAACATAGAAAACGCCCTACAAGCTGCGTATGGGGCTAGATTATGGCTGCCAGAGGTAAGTGCTAGTCACTCTGATCTTAAATATGGTGGAAAAGTAGATTTACACGCAAAAGCAGACAAGATTAAAGGTGTGCCAAGCGTAGTTGTAGATTTTAAGACTAAAGAAACCCCTTTAGAAAGCGTAGTTCCATACCAAGAGCATATCATGCAAA